TTGTATCTTTTTTAAATGATTCATAATTTCTTAGTAATTCTTGTTCATTGAACTCTTCAGGTTCAATTCCATAATCTTTAAGTATCTTTTCAGGACCATCAGGATGTAATGGTGGTTCTATTCTTGTACCACTAACCACAACACCTTTCTTGATGTGTTTGTTTATTTCTTCATCAAGTCCTGGACAAGCATACATATCAGCGTGATAAATCATAACAATATCATTGGTAGCATAATCATTAATCAATGTATCGTATAGAATTGTATGTCCTAATCTTGTCGGACCTTCGTTTCTATGTATCTTAACATTCTTATCTTTTTCAGCAATCTCTTGCATCCATTCCCAAGTTCCATCATCTGAGAAATCATCAGCCATACATATCTCGTGTATGTATCCAAGATTCTTTCTAATACTATTGTAACTCCACTTTAAGTATTTTAAATTGTTTCTACTCGGTTGTATAAAACTAATTGGTTTCATTTGTTTTCTCCATTCATTATAAACCATATCATATAAAAAATCAGGTTTTATTTTCGCATTGTGTTTCCCAATATTAAATAAATCACTTATTTCATAGACACTTTCTAAATCTATCAAACTTAATTGTCCATCACCAAGTCTAATTATGTTTGATGGAACAAAATCATAAAAAAATAAATCTGTATCTTTCATTTTACTCACTAACTTCTCTGTAAATTCATCAGGTATCAAATGTGTATCAAATTCATTATCAGATAATACTTTTCCACCTTTTGAATAATAACCAACCACACTGCCACCATCAACAATCAATCCAAGTAGAGCTGGTGTTAATCCATCAAAAAAGTTTTTCTTGATGGCCATTTCAAAATTAGTTCTTCTAATGTAGTCTTTATGAAATATCTTGTAATACACATCATATTCTCTATCATAATAAATAGCTCTTCCGTGATTGACACCCATGTCATCTATTCTATCGTATTTATCTCTTATCGTCTCAAAAGTATTTCCAAAACAATGAGCTATGTCTTCTAATTGAATTTTATTCACAATTAAACTCTCCGAATTTTTTATCTTGTTCTGATAATATAATTTTATCATTATCAGATACTCCCCAATCTATGTCAACATCTTTATCGTTCCAAATAAATCCCCTATAATCACTTGGGTCATAGAACTCATCAGCTTTGTATGTTACAATAGTATTGTCTTCCAATGTTCTATATCCGTGTGCAAACCCTCTTGGTATCCATAATTGGTGATGATTCTCATCACTTAAAATAGCTGAAACCCATTGTCCAAAAGTTTTAGAATCTTTCCTTACATCAACAACCACATCCAATATCGAACCCCTAACACAACTTACAAGTTTAGCTTGATAGTTTTTTTCTTGATAATGCATACCTCTGATAGTATTTTTTTTATGATTGAAAGCTACATTGTCTTGAACAAAATTTACACCATCCCAATGCTTTTCTGTATAACTTTCGAATAAATAACCTCTATTATCATAAAAAACTTTTGGTTCTATCAAGACTACTTCTTTTATTTTTAATGGTGTTTTTTTCATTTTAACTCCTATAAGTAAGATATTATGCTTCTTAAATGTGGATTCATTATATTATCCAACTTTAACAATTCTTTTAACTGATACATATTTAACCAAATAAAGTTATCAGGTATTTCTATCTCATCATTTGTTTCCACCAACATATTCTTTACTCTTTTTTTATAAAACCTACCACCATCTTCTGGATACCAATGTTCAAATTTAACATTACCTTTTTTATCTATTCCATCAAAATATTCAGAAAACAATGGCTTTCTTCCACTATGTAAAGTATTTAAGTTATCATATGTGACTTGAAGCGTAGGTGATAACAAAACTCTATCATAATTACCTGGTTCAAACTTAGCCTCTACTAAATATAAATTATCTTTTTTTATCAAACCAACAACACTGGCTTCAGTTCCTTGATCTACCATTGGTTGATTCCATCCTCTTCCTGACTCTCTTATATTGGTTTCAGTTTTAACACCAATAACCTTAAAAAAACCACCCGTGTTATGTTCTAATGTTCCTGTTTCAGAATTTAATTCCCAACCATCATTAACCTCATTTAAGTTTATTTCTGATACAGTAGCTGGTAGATTATCTTTTATGTCTTGTAACCATTGTAAAACATCTTCTATACCTTTTTTATTATCTATACACTCTAAAAAATGATTCAATCTATCTTCAACATTACTATCAACATTATCTAATAAATCTAAAATTTTATCCTTTAACATATTTCTCCTTATATAAAACAATATTATCTTTTGATGTTTTTTCCGTATCAATGTCAGATTTGACATACTCTACTTCATAATGAATATCACCATATTTTAAATCCTTATCAAAAATATCAACAACCTCTTTTATACTTATGTCATCATTAGACCTCAATACTTTTGTTCCACTAATATCAGACTTTATAGCATTTAACACATCTTCATATGAAATGTAATTCATAATTGTATTTGGTGTCAAGGCTATATCTTCTCCACTAACTATTTTTTGAAAAGTATTCTTTTTCATCTCTTTACCCAATAAAGCTGATGGTCTTAATATTAAATAATCATCACATAAATTTCTTACTATCAACTCTGAAATTCTTTTGGTGACACCATATGGTGAATCTTTAGCTTCATCAATTGATGATATAAATACAAACTTCTTATGTGGAATCTTTGTTAGTTCTCTTGTCAAAAAAACATTGTCTTCAAACAAGTTTGCCTCTACATTACTCCAATCACAATGACTTACCACAGCAGCACAATGTATTATTAAATCGTATGGTTTATAAGAGTAAGCCCCACCACAAGGTGAAAAGTCTTTTTCTGGAAAATCAAAAAGATTGTCACCTCTTTTAAATTCATCACAATCAGAAAATTGTTTCTTTAACCATTTTCCTAACCCACTACTCGTTCCTGTGACTAAGACTCTCACTCTTCACCCTCAGCAAAAACCTCTATACACAAAACATTATCATCATTAACCATTAACATTCTACCATCAACAGTTGACATCTTCGTGTATTGTCCTTGTTTTAATGTATCAGGTAAAATACCTGAAAATGTTCTTTTCACTCCATCTTTAAAATGAATTATCTGTGTCACAGATTCTGATTTTAAAAAATAGTTAGTGCTTATCGATGATTTTAAATTTGGTTTTTTCATAACATTCCTCCATAAAATCCACCAATTTTGAAAGGTATTTTCATATTAATTGATGTATGTTCACTTGGTATGTATCTTGATTTAGGTATAACTCTAAAATCAAAACTAACTCTCGTGATTGATGTTTTATTAATTTTGTTTCCATGTTTTAAGTGACTTCCATACCACTCAGTGCATTCACCATAATCAGATTCAAAGGGAATATAATCTCCCTTATCCTCTTCAGTTTCTGCCCATAAAGTATTTGTTCCATAAGCTTTAGTTAATGGTATAAAATAATTTAGTTCATTTACTTTTTCAGCCCACTCTGCGTTTCTGTACGTTTTATCTTTATGAAACTCACCTACAGCTATATTATTTGGTAAATGTATTCTAATATCAGGTAATTCTTGATATATTATTTCTTCATTAAATCTTGGTTTTATAACCTCTTCTAAAAATTTTAAATATAAATTATTAATCGATGAATCCTCTCTCCACCTTTTATAGTAAATTTGATTCCAATGCATATACATATCTTCTTCTCTACTCAAAACAGGATATTCTTTTTCTTTGTGTAATTGAGTTAAATCATCTGTATTTAACCAATCGCAAAATAAAGGTTTAAAATCATACTTTTTAGTATCATATTTAAATTTATTCATTTTAATTTTCCTCAATATTATTTATACAATTTAATAAACATTTTTGACATAAACAAGAATTATTTTTTTTTATTTTTGCTTTTGGTAAATCAAAACACCAACATTTTTTATCATTAACCCCACACACAAACTTTTCACCACATTTATGACAAATTATTTCCATTTACACTCTCACAACCACCTTTGTGTATTTCACCAGTGTTTTTGTCAGCAACTACCCATCCTTTACGATTCTTTTTAAAATCTGCTAAATTACAATCTTCCCATGCTTTTTGTCTTATTTCCTCTAATCTTTCAGGTGGAACAGAGGTGTTTATCATATTTGCCCTTGTCCACTGCATCTTATCTATGTTGTAATCTTTTGGTAATTGACCATTAGCTATAACCTCATCAAACATCGGTGTGCCAGGAAGAGGCATCACCAAAAAGAAATTTGATGCATCCAATCCATAAGTCATATTTTTTTTAGCAAATTTTATTGTCTCTTCTATTTCTTCCTCTGTCTCATCTGGAAATCCAATCATATAATTAGCAGCTGCTCTCATACCAACTCTTTTTATTTCTTTAACTAATGCTTCAACGTCAAAATTGTCTACTCTCCATTTATTTGAACACCATTTCTGAATAATTCTCGGATTAGCAGATTCAAATGGTAAAACAATGTCTCTAAAACCAGCTTCAGCTAATAACTCTATGACTTCAACATCAGGCAACCACATCTTAGAAGCTGGTGTCTTTTTTGTAAGATGAATCACATTTACTCCATTCACATCAAGAATGTCCATCCCAAGACCTATTATCTTTTTTAACATTCTAATAGCTCTTTTCTTTTTACCAAAAATAGAATCGTCTTCGATAAAAACTTGTTTAGCACCTATGGTGTCTCTTAAATACAATAACTCTTCTAAAACTCTTTCATCAGATTTAACCCTAAACTTTCCGATTTCATCAGCTAATGAACCTTTCTTTTCATGTGCTATGTGACAATATGAACAAGCAAATGGACAACCCAAAGATGTCATCATTGAAACGTATTTTAACTCTTCATCTTCCCCAAAATGTCCTCCATGTGGTCTTCCTATCTCCCAATATCTTTCATTTGGTAATAAATCCCAAGCAGGCATTGGTAGTTTATCTAAATCCCAAATCACTTCACCTAAAGCAGATGTATTCATAGTTTTACCATCTTTTCTATACAGTATTTTTGGAACAGAACTCCAATCCTCACTACCACCTATATATACTTTCATAATTTCTTGAATTGTTATTTCAGATTCAGATGTGCAAACAATATCAAATCCTGCATCTAAAAAAACATCATATCTCGCCCTAGCATTAACTCCACCTGAGAATAATATTTTTTCTGGAAAATGTTTTTTAATTAATTTACAACAATGTAAAACCATTGTTTCTTGTAATGAAAATATTGACGTTATACCCACAAAATCAAAGTCTTTCACAACCTGTAAAATTCTCTCATCTGTAACACCAGTCCTTAACAATCCACTCTCAAGAGGTGTTGGATTAAAGAAAAACTCCTTGTAATTGTCATCATCGTTACCAACACAAGCATCGTATACTTCCACGTCAACACCCATATCTCTTAAAGCTCCACCTAACATCGGATAAGCTAATGAACCATTTGGCTTACACAATGTGTCAGGCCAATTTTGCTCTGGTGGATATAACAACAACACTCTTGGATTTCTACTCACTTACTCTAACTCTCCTTCATACTCACCCTTTAAGTATTTAATAAATAAATCAGGTTGTTCAGATAATTGTTTCCTAACATCCTTGTCTATTAAATGGTTTTCATCTTTTATTTTTTCAAGTTTTTCTATTGTATTTCTCGGTGGATTTATTTCAAATGGAGCTTGTCCAGCTTTTTTTCTATCGACTCTTGTAATTTTATCCCTTGAACCAGCAAAATGGTGATAAACTAAATCATCATATATTCCAAAATATATTTGATGTAGATTAATTTTATTAGACCTATTTAAAGGATACCAATCTATTTTGTTATGCTTAAACCAATCCATTAACAATCCCCACCAATTTGATTGTCCATCTTCAGACATCTCACCCATAGCTTTGTCTAAACCTTTGTTAAGATACTCACCACGAAAAGCGTAGAAAGCTGGGTGTGGAGCTTTATAGTTTAAATCCCATTCATGTTCTGGTTCATACATAGCGATAAACTTTTTATCATTAATTTTGTCTATGAAATCATCAGTTATGTCATCAATTAAAAAAGCATCTGAATCTATTCTGATAACCACATCACCCTCATTTAAATTTTCTTTAATTATTGGAAAAATATGTCTATTACCATCTGTTGGATGATAGTGTCCACCTTTATGAAGTCGTCTACCTTTCTCACGAATTTCAAAATAATCAAAATTATTTTCATTTTTCTCATACATTTCTTTATTCATATGTGAGAAAATAGCATAACTTTTATATGGAACTTTTATGTGTTTTTTAAATGACTCCACTTGTAAATCAACCCAATAATCATTTTTAAAATGTAGTGTGTAAATATGTAACATCTAAAATCTACCACCCTTTGGAGCATCACCTCTTGGATACTGACTTAATTTTGTCAACTTATCTACTCCAGGATATTCATCACCCATGTAGTGACAGTCATCATAAATAGCTCTGACAAGGTCGTGATTAATACTTTCCTTAAAACTCTCAATCATAACTATAGGTAATCCTAACTTATCAGCGTGATGATATGATTCATCGTGATGGTCGAAAAAACCATAGTCTTCCCAATTATCATACAATGTTGAGTATTTATCCATTACTTCAGAATTTGAAAAATAAAAATATTCTAAACATCTTGGACGATTTGGCATAAAATTACCATTAAATGGAAAATAAATACTCCCATCATTTGGATAGTGTTCTAAAACTAAGTCTGATAAAAATGCTTCATCAAATCTCGATGATATAACCCAATCATACTTAAAGTTATTTTCAGCTTCGTATTCTGATTTTAAATTTATAACCTGTTGAAAACCATACCATCTACTTATTTTATGATTAAATCTTGGACACCACTTGTCTTTAGTTGACTCGTGTTTCATCAATGGTTTAAAATCAATTTGTTCAGCATATTTTGATTTTTTTGGTTTATATAATTTATTAATTTCATCTTTGTATCCACCAGACCAACTAAATATAAAAACATCAACATTATCATTTACATCAAACAAATGTTTCTTATAATGTTCATATCCTATTCTATAGTCTACATCTTGATTCCAAGCGTATGCTCTTTTATTATGATATAAAAATCCGACAGGACCAGATAGACATAATGCTACTCTCATAATTTCTCCTCTATTTTTTTAGTTAATTCATCTATGTCAACTACCCAAGACGAGTTCATTCCACCCGAAACAGATAAAGCGTTTTCATTTGTGATTGTTTCTTGTTTACGATTAACAAACTTTGTATCGTCAAACATAATTAAATCTGTATGATGCATGGCATATTTCAATCGTTTGTTGATTGTAAAAAATTCAGGACTATTTATGGAAATAACTTTAGTATTTGGTTTACAAAACAAAACATTTGACATTCCACCACCAATACAACCTGCTACATATTTTGCATTTCTAAATAGTCCTACTTTTTCCCTCATTGAAAGGTTCTCACAAAAAACCTCTTTGTACCCATAACCTTTAAACAACTCTACAATTTCATCCTCATTCACGCACATTCTTTCTTTAGTATAATCAGTTCCAATGTTGTCAGACTTTTTCTGTGTCCAAGTTCTTCTTGACACATATATTTTTTCCTCTTCAATAGAATCATCACCAATCATAGAATCTATTAATGAAAACATAGCATTGTGTGGTGGTTCTAAAGATAGTCTGTTATGAGTTAATGATGAGCCAATTAGTACGGTTTCATATTTTACTTTAGGGTTTAGAAATATTAAATCACTTTTTTCTATACCCAATAAACTCAAGGTTTCATAAACAAATCTATATAAATCATCTTTACCATCAGGAACATTTATTAATATTTTTAAGTCTTTTATTTTTTCTTTCTCTTTAAAGTAAGTATATAAGTAAGGAATAGTGTCATAAATCCAATGAAAATAGTTAGCACAATTGTATACAAAATAAAAGACAGGTCTATTTTCTACTCTCTCTACACTTTTATTTTTACAATCCCACTCCATAGTCTCTTCATAAATAGTTCCCCTATTAAGAGACATAAATTTTTCAATAGTGGGAAGAAGTAACTCTTCATCTGTCTTAATTAATGGCTGTGGATAATGATTACTAATACCCTCAATAATACAATTTTTAAAATAACCAACCTTTACATCTCTCTCATCTGAAAGTCTGTAAATAGTTCCTTTAGTTGATTCATCCCAATATTTAATTTTCATAATTTTCTAAATCCTTTGGTGTTCCCCAACAATGATATTTATCTACATCAAATATCCTTATGTTTAAATCCGTTAGTGTGTTGAAAATATTATCAATATAAAATTCACCAGCACTTCTTGTATTGTTTTCATATATTTTTTTAACACCATCAATAAAATACTTAGCTTTCTTAAAATAAAAAGTTCCAACTATTGCGTGATTGTTGTAAGAGTCATCAAACACTTTTTGTTTAACATATGTTTTTAATAATTTATCACCCTCAACCTCTAACCAACTATATGAACTTGGATTATTTGAAAAAGCATCATTATGTATTGTAGTCCAAACTATTATGTCCGCATCCATTGATTCATATTTTTCTTTACTCCATTCAAGACCATAATCACAAGAACTAATTAATAGTGGTTCATTTAAGTCAATATTAGAACCATCAATACCAAGTTCTGCAGTGCAAGCTTGTCCTTCTGTAACCTCATTAATAACAACAATCTCAGAGTTTTCATATTTACTTAACAACACATTATCTATCTCGTACTTATCAATGTGTTCTTTCAAACAAACAAAAACATATTTATCCGCAGTTGGTAAACACTTTACAGCCTCGTGAATCATATAATCACCATTGACTTTAATTAAAGGTTTTGGTGTATCATAACCCTCTTTTGAAAATCTATTTCCTTTACCTGCTAATGTTATTAAATTAATCACTCAACAATCCTATGTAATCTGAACAAACACCATAAACTAATTTTGGTGTCCAATTCTCAATGTCACTTTTGTTTATTAATGGAATTATACATTTATCATTAATTTTATTTAAATTATGAGCCCAAATATGTTTATCACTTATTATTGTGTAGTCTTCTTGTAAATGATAAAAAACTCTTAAATTTGTATTTATTAACTCAGACAAAGCTTCAAAGTTTTTACAATGTATCCACAAATTATTTTTTCTATCTAATAACCAACTTAAATTTATTTCATAATCTGATTTATCGTGTCCTAACCAAAACTTCTTATCGATATAACGAACATCAATCTCTACATCATAACCCAAATCAATAGCCTCTTGAATGTAAGATTGAGTATTTTCTCTCTCAAGATTAACTCCATTAATGTTTCCTCTATGAGATATTAAAATCATAACTCTTCTATCCTTTTTGCTCTATCATCTATTATTAAATCATATAATGGTTTTTCACCAACACTTAAATAGTCATATTTACAACCCCAACTATTTAATTGTATTCTTGTTAAACCTTTATAATTATTACCCGATAAAGAACCTCTAGCGGTGTAATATGTGACTTCCCAACCATCATCATATAATTTATTTATTTTATCTATATTTTCTTTACTTGGTATAGCATTTTCATAAATTCTATCACCATCATAAAAACAAATTGTTTCATCTATATCTACAAAAACTTTTTGTTTTCCTACATTATGTTTATTATGTATTTTCATGATACCTCTTCCAATAATTGTAACACTCCACAACATCCTTTTCACTTTTTACTTGACCTGATTTTAAAATGGTTGTCCAAGCTTCAAAACTTTCAACCTCTGCTGGTGTTCCAAATACAGTAACAAAGTCTGTATCATAGTAGCCAACTCTCATACCTTTCTCAACTAATAAATTATATGCGAGAGTCACATAATATTCTCCATTATGATTTAAATCTCTCTCAATAGTTTCCTTAAAACAATCTTTCATCACTTTACCATTTTTAAAATAGTAAACACCAGTAGAAGCGTGTTCACTCATTGGATTATCTGTGTAACACTCTTTTTCTTTTATCTCTTCCATCAAAATACCGTTTGTTTTAAGAAAAGCCATCTTTGTTGAATTTAAAGTATGTGGATGTAAACCTGTATGTGTAAGTATACAACCATCTAAATCATTATTATTTACATAATCAAAAAAATCATACTTATTCCATATCAAAGGATTATCACAATAACAAACAATAACCTCTTCATCATCTTTAACCATATCTAAAAACGGCATCACTGTATAAATAGGACCTTTTTTATGATTTGGTATTGATACAACATCTGAATTTGGTGATAATTTATTTAACACCTGTCTCATATCAGTGTTATTTAAATGGTCGTCATTACATATAAAAGTAATTTCATCTGTCTCACCAAACATATCCAATATGTATTCAATAATCATTTTACCATTTACTTTAATTAGTGGTTTTGGATTTGTATAACCCTTATCAACAAATCTATCACCTCTACCAGCCATTGGTATTAATACTCTCAAACTAAACTCCTTCTATATTTTTCTTCTTCCATATTTCTAAGTTTTACAATCTCCCTCTGACTTAAACATCTTGGATTAAGTCCAACCTCTCTTTGTATATGTAACATATAATCATTAATTGAACTATTTTCTTCGGTTAACACAACAGCGTCTGGAAAAAGAAAATGTTCATAATTATCTGTTTTAAACTTCGTAGAATAATTAGTAAATGTTTTCGTATTAGTCACTAACCAATCCTTACATAATTTAGTAATTTTTAAGCTAATATCCAAGACTTTTTTAAAATTATTTCCACAACATATCAATCCGTGATTTTCTAATAATATTATTTCTTTATCAGTTTTTGGAAATACACTAGCTAAATCTCTACCTGGCGATACATATGGAATGTAAAGATAATCATAATCTTTTAAAACTACTTTCATTATTTCCTTTGAATTTTGTGAACATAAAATAGTATTTAAATAAATTGGATGTGTGTGTAAAACTATCGGTTGTTTAATTTTGGTGTGTAAATTAATTTCCATTGATGGTTTCTTTTGATTATTATTGATAGGAAATCCATCCGTATCACAAACCGAATATCCATTTAACATTGAAACATCAGACATAGTATAACCTGAAGATGTTATCACAATTTTATCATTAAATTTATAAGACATATTACCACCAGCACCTTGTATTAAATCATACTCAAAGGATAAACTTCTACACGATATTAAAAACTCTTTGTGTAAATCATAAAATTTTTGTAATTTAACCATTAAATCTGAATCTTCAACATTTGAAAATATTTTCATATCTACCGAATCATATGGTTTTTTACTAAAGTTTACAATCACATCAGCGTTTTCAATTTGTGGTTGAATGTATTTTTTGTCATCCTTGTCTCTCATTTTCATAATTGACAAAACTTGTTCTTCAGTATATCCCCTACTCTCTGTATCTCTACTTAATTTCCATTCTTTAGTAAGTTCAGAATCTGTGTTTACAAATATATTTAAATCAGATGCATTACATACATCAGAGTCATAGAGTGTATGTAACCCCTCATTTACAATTACATCAGCTGGTTCTATGGTTACATTTCTGATAAACTTTCCAGTGTCGTGATTATAAATATTTCTTTTAATTTTACTACCTCTGACTAAATTCATAAGTTGAATGTTTCCTATGTCGAGATTATTAGCTTTAGGATTTAGATGAGTGAACTTTTTCCAATTATCATCATCTCTTTCCCACTTATGTAAATCATCACCACTAAGATGTAGAACATCGACATTCTTATTTGATAAAAGAAACACAATCATTTTAGCTATGGTTGTTTTACCAACACCTGAACTTCCCGATATATTTATAATTTTTTTATTCAACTTACTTTCTCTACTAAAATACCATAATCATAAAAGTATAAATAGTCTATATCAGTTCCCATATAACAATTTACTGCGTGTTCAGGAGTCTCTACTATTGGTTCTCTATCATTAAAACTTGTATTTAATAAAATAGGAACACCTGTTTTGTCACCAAACTTTTTAATAAAATTATAATACCATTCATTATCATTTTCAGTAACAGTTTGTAATCTAGCAGTTCCATTTAAGTGAACAACTGCTGGAACTTTGTCTTTGACTTCATCTTTCCACTCTAAAACCGTAGTCATATAAGGACTATCAACGTCATATTCAAACCATTTACTTACTTCCTCTCTTAAAATAGATGGAGCGAATGGTCTAAACCATTGTCTATGTTTTACTTTTTCATTTATAATGTCTTTCATATCAGGATTAGTAGGGTCACATAATATACTTCTATTACCAAGAGCTCTTCTACCTGATTCTGAACCACCACCAAACACTGATACTATTTTTTCTTTTGTTAACAAATCTATAACATCTAAATCATCAACAAATCTATGTTTTAAATTTTCATTGTCACTCAACACCTCCATAATTTCTTCAGAATCATATGTTCCTCCAAGATATGGTGAAGAGTTATCATTCCATTTAACTCTCGGATTTCTAAATACTTGGTGATAGATAAATTGTGCACCACCAATAGATAAACCACCATCATAAGGAACGGGACAAATGTAAATCTGTTCCACATTGGGAAACCAATCATACATTTTTCCTACCATTACAGAATTTAAAACAACACCACCAGACATACAAATATGTTTTGGATTATATTGTTCAATGATTGGTGTCATAATTTCTCTACAAATAACTTCAGTTGCTTTTTGTAATCCAGCAGCGACATCAAAAGCATCTTGTTCACTTCTCTCTACAATTGGTTTATACTTTTCAACATTTCTATGTGTCGCTGGTGATGGACCTCCACCACCCGCTTTAAATGCGTTGTAAAAATCTTTCCAATACTTTTCAGGATTACCTGGTGCAGCCATAGCCATCACCGTTCCAGCTGCTAATCCATGTGGATGTCCTGATGATAACCCAAATAACTTACCAGTATAAACTCTCCACGGTGAACCGATTGTTAACTCTTCCATTGGTATTCTTTTTATAGGTTCAATGTCTAAACCTTTTCCTCTCCAAAATGTAAATGCAGTTGAAAAAGTTTCTGTCTCACCATATTCTTTTTCTACATCTTCCCAATTAACTTTATCTGTTCCACTACCATCAATTGTAATCACAAGAGCCTCATCAAAATTACTTGAGAAAAAAGCATTAGCTGCGTGAGATTGGTGGTGTCCAACTATAAAATATTTACCACCATTTTTTTCTATCAGTTCCTTCATTTTTCTTTCAGGTTCTTTTTTAGCGAGTATATCTGGATAAGTTTTTCTAGCTCTTGGACAACCATTGACAAAATATTTCATATCATTTAATTCTGATTCAGGTAATCTTTCAAAAGCCATCTCAAGTCCATCACCTAAAGGTTCTTTTTCTCTGATAAACCTTTCTAACTCTTCGTGTATCGTAGGAACTCCATTATCTAATATACAATACGACACATCATGTCCTGGTTGAAATCCTAATATTTTCATAATCTATAACTCCTGTGTTTCTTTATTTAATTTTTTTAAAATCTTATTCATATCACTAATATAGCTTTTTTCACTAAAACATTCTTCATATCTTTTCTTTGACAATTTACTACAATCATCATAAAATGATTTATCTGTTTTAAGTTTTCTTGCTAATTGTTTTGCTTTTTCTAAATCACCCATATCAACACTCAAATGTGGAAAACACAACTCTTGTGTATCTAACCCCCTATAACCAATACAGGGTATTCCGTGATAAGCACAATTCAATGCGAATGTTCCAGCTGCGTGTGTTGTCATCAAATGAACACCATATTTAAATCTTGATAAATTGTTAACCCAACTTAACCAATTCATGTATGGTAAATGATTTAAATTTTCCATTTGTTCTTCATTATCTATTTTTCTACCCATCGAAGGTGCATAAACATTTTCACCAAATTCTTGAGCTACAATGTAAGAATCAAAACCACCATACCATCTAACCATATTACCACCAATGATTACTCCATCTCTAGCATCAGGATTAACAATGTGTGGTTCTATTTTATCTTCAATCATTAATGATTTGTTTTGAAATACATTTTCTTTTCCTGTTAATCCTTTGTAATAATCCACATCAATTTCATTATGTGCAAATATGAAATCCATCTCCACCAATGTATTGAAAAACCATATTTGTTGATGTAATGGATAATCTTGGAAATACCAATGAGGACCCTCTTGCATAGTTCCTATCTTTTTACAAACTCTCTTCATTTGATTAATTAAATCAAATTGCATTAAATCTTCAATCTTTGTTTTTGGTATTATCACTATCCCCACATCATACATATTCTCTTCCATATTTGATAAACTACCAATGTGGTGGTGTGTAGCATCAAGACCAACATACCAAGCATATTCTGTTCTCATATTATCAAAGTCTCTTGGTATCTTTCCATCAAAACCAGACTCACTAAAAAATGCTATTTTCATTTAAAATCCTACCTTTTTTCCTCTACTGAATTTATAATTATTTTCTACAAAGTAATTATCTAAAACTGATTTATATTGACTATTTTTTAAATTATGACTTAAAGATAAAAACTCTTGAACAACTTTTTTATCTAAATATGGGTATCTCCCCTCTACTCCATAAACTCCAGTGACGTATTCTTCTTTAGCTATATAAGATTCCATTGAACTATAATAGAAACTTGGCCAAGGAAATATAGTTGTCAAGTCTTCAGGAAATAATCCACCAAAATTACTATGTTTTGTAAACCTTTTACCATTAAATCCATAATCTGAAAATATTTCATCTCCACCAACACCTGATAGATAAATCTTTCTATCCTCTTTAATAGAATTAGAACAAATTAATGACATCCAAGCTGAACCTCTTTCATCAGCTAAATCAAAAGACTCAGTATAATCACTAGCAGTGGTTCTTATTGTCCACGCAAACCTTTCTGTATGTTCTTTTAATAGTTTTCTATGTTGCTCTCGTATTTCAACAGACTTATACAAATGTTCTAATTCAAATATATCATCATCAAACAACTTATGTCTCTCATTTAAAACACTCATCTCCTCTGTTGTTCCGTGAACAGTGTAAGCTTTGAATGGTATTTTTTGTTTCATTAACTCACAACATATGACACCACTATCATAACCTGAACTTAACCCTATAAAAACTTTCTTTGATGCGTCTTTAGCTCTTTTACTTATTGAAAGTTCAAAGGCTCTATTCCAATCCTCAAAATGATTTTTTGTTTGATTCAAATCCCACTCAACAATCGTAAACTCCTCCACCAACTCTGATGTAGACATTTTAAAAACCATAGCTGTGTTTGGTTTAGCTTTTTTTATAACCTCATGTCCAATTTTTTTGAGTGGGGTTTCATAAGTGGAACTACCAAAACTATTATTTGTATTCGAGTAAAACAATGGTTTAGTTTTAAATGGGTCGGTTGCTATAATAATTTTATCATTTGTAAAATCCAATAGACAAATTGAAAACTCACCATCTAATTTTTTTACAAATTCAATACCAAACTCTTCATACAAATCTACTAAACAACAACCATCACTATCGTAGTCACCAAATTCTTTATAGTTATAAATCTCACCATTGTATAAACAAACCACTCCATTTTGAACAAAAGGTTGATTGGTTTTATCTCCAGTAATACTTAACAAATTGTGTACAAACGAAAAGTTATTAACCTCATCTAAAATAAAATTAGTGTCATCAGGACCTCTGAATTTTAAAAAATAATTAACCTCATCAAAGTTATCTATTTTTTTATCTGTTACTAATATGCTACACACTATAAAGTTCCTTGTAAGTTCTCTCCATCCAATAAGCTGCATCTCTTTTTAAATTATTTGGTGGTATAGCATTAAAATGATAAACCCAACCAGCATTTAAAAAGTGTAGTTTGTCTTCAAACCAAAACGCATTGTCTACAAATATTAAATTTTTTCTATATAAGTCCACTAAATTATAACAATCAGGTAAATATTTTACATCTATATTATTTTCATGTAATAGATAGTTAATAATTGTTTGGTCTGTTGCGGTTTCTAATTTAGCTATTGTATCTATAATTTTTTTACTGTTGTCATTATAGTATTGAACCACTTTTTTGTAAAAATCTTTATGATTTTTGTTTATTATTTGAAATCCACCATTTATATAATTCCATTGGTTTATTCTTTTACCACCAAACAATTCATCACCAAAACCACGAATACTTCGAGTTACCCATTCATAACAACCGTTGTTTACTACACCACAATATTTATTATCTGTTTCCTCAAAAAAGTTTGGACAATCTGGATGAACTATTGTATCAGCATCCACCATTAGAATTTGATTATAGTCAATGTCATTAGCCTCTAATATATCAAATACATAATATCTTTGCCAAGTGATTTTCATGTAATCAACTGGATATAATAAATCTTCCCAAACAATTAACTCACAATTATGTTTATCACAAAAATGTTTCCAACTCTCTACAGAGTAATGATATGGTGTGCTTCTATTATTTCCTAAATTAATATTAGGTATAAAAACTATATTTTTCATATGAATTGTTTTCCTAATTGTTCCTCTGTTAACTTATTAAATGGATAACCTTTATGACTCTCCATTTCAAAGAATTTTCTTATTCCGTTCCAATCATCTATATCTCTTTGTTGTTTATCTTTATGTTTTCGTGAGAAATAAAATCTTGGTTCTAAGAAGTTATAACCATCAACTTGAAATGAATAGTTATCAATTAAGTCATCATCACATTGTGCTCCAAATATTCTAAACTTACCTCTGTTTTTTTCAAATATTTCAACACCACCATTTAATCGTATAAACCCATTGTTCCCATTAAAAAGTTTATTTCTAGCGTTTGATGATATTATTATATCTAAATCATCATTTTGTCTAATACCCATTAAAGACAAAACACCTGATTGACAAATCGTAAAATCCTTTCTTAATATATTTGCTTGTGTTATAAAAGACAAACCATTTAATTTTTTTATTAAAGGTTTTACTCGATGTATTCTATCATTAGCTCTTGTCATATCATATATTTCATTTTTTGACATATAAAATGGAATGTATTTCTTACCATTAATTAATCTACCAATCATAGCACATGCTCTATGCCAACTGTGTCTAATGAAACCATTATTAAACTCAACAGGACTATTTTTTAAAAATGTTTGCAACTCATCATCACTCATTAAATCCAAAGATTTATAATAATCCTCTGTCATATTACTCCAACCCATCTTATGATGGTCTCCAACATCACGTCTAAACTCTGCCACCATACAATTAAAGTATTGCCAATTGTCTGAATTTAGTTTCTCTCTTACATTTTTAACATTTTTACTTATTGAAAAAAATTCAACTACATCTTTTACTTTTTTCAAAGTATGGTTTTGATTTATAATTTCTTTTCCACCACCACCACTTGATAATTCCATGTTCATAAAATAATCAAAGCTTATTGGTTCGTAGTCAATATGATTCTTTTTTATTTCTTTTGCTTTCATTTGTCTCCACTTCTTCATCAATTTAAAATATTCATTGTCATCTATATCAATGTCAATATATTTAACTTGAAATTTATTTTTCCATATCACATATGGTAAACTTAATTGGTCTCGTCTACTATTGTATTTATATTCTGTCCACCAATCTTCCATATTTTTTATGACTTCTGAATCGTTATGCCTTCTAAAAATTATAGTGGTTCTAGCTAAACCATTGTTTTCAGGATACCCATCTTGTTTATATCTATTCACTTGTTTATGAATAATATCCATATTGTCTTTATATTTTTTTCTTGGATGATTATCACCTAACCACTGTATGAACTGAGCCTCTTGATAAATACAATTTCTTGAATTTAAATTACCTGTAGTGGACACTCCACATAACTTGTGGTCTAACACAGCAAAATTGTGCTCTGATAAATATGTATCCACTATGTCATTTATATCTTTTGTTATCTGAATGTCACCATCAACACAAACACTTATATCATAATCTTTGAGATGTCTATGTGGTAATATTTTAAATCTTCTATTATCTCTAGCACCATCAGAGTAAAAAGGTGTGACTAATTTAACATCCCACTTATCAGAGGTAATTTTATCATTGTCTGTAAAACATATAAAATCCCATCCATCCATTTCACATAAAGGTTTGTGTAAAAAAAACTCAGCGTTTCCATCAACTCCAAACATAGATGTATAAATTACTTTTTTATTTTTCACTTTTTAATTCCTTTACAATTTTTTCAGATGCATCTACACAATTACCTATCTTTCCTGAAAATAAATTAAATAAATTATTATTTATTTTCTCGACTAATGTCGGCCTAGCATCATCATTATCTCTATTAGGTAGAACAGTTCTAAATGTAAACATTGAACCAATGTGTTCTAACTTATCAATATCTATAAAAAACTTTTTTGCAGATTCAATAAACTTATCAATATTAGTTATTGATGGGTTTTTTATAATACCTTTATTTAACAATCTATCAAACTTAGAATCATACTTTGGAAATTTACCAACATTAGTAGAATGAATCGCGTGAACCACATTACCCATTACATGTAATCCAGTGTTACCTAATGGGTCGATACACATAAAAGGACCATCCATCATAACGACACTTTTATTTTTGTATTGTTTTGGTAACTTAACAACTGGTTTTTCACATAATTCAAATTGGTAATCCTTTTGTTTATCTTTTGTTAATAATTGATTTAAATTTGCATAAGTAGAATTAATAACATAATCATACTTTTTCAAATCAACTATTTTTATATTTGAATTTAAATTTAACCTAACTAAATATTTTCCAAGTTTATTTTTACACAGTCTTTTTAAATCACTTGGATTAAATAAAAACTCTTTAACTCTTACCATTAAATCTACAACATTTTTAGGTATAAAGTCAACCTTTTTCTTCTCATAATACAAATTCATATCTTTTAAAAAGTTTTCATAGTCTTGTTTATTAACCAAACTATCATCTTTAGCGATACAATAATAATGTTCTATGTCACCATTAACAATAGAATCACCATACTCTTTTAAAAAAGAACTCTCACTATTTATTGATGATGAAGCAGTGTCTTTACTTCTTGGATAATGGTAACCTCTGTGTAATCTGTATTGGTTGATATTAGATGCCTGATTCATTATATCACTATTTTTTTCATACAAGTCAACGAAGAAACCATTCTTAGATAACATCCAAGCAGTAGTGCAACCAAATATTCCACCACCAACAACAGCTACTCTTTTAAACAAAGTCTCTCTAAGTTTGTCAATTGTTTTAGCAGCAAATAAAGAGTGTTGTTTATTTATTTCAAAGTCTACTTTTTCTGATATAACTTCACTCAACATTTGAGTCAATGCATCAGAATCATCACCATCATGAGCTAAACCAACACCATTTATAGAGTGATTTGTTTCACTACACATTCTATCATATGTAAAATTTATTTTTATATCATCAATTTTAAAACTAAATTTTAATTTCTTTTCAGTTTCAATTTTTTGTATATCATAAATTTTATTACCAAAGATGTGATATACTAAGTAGAAGTCATGCCAAGCTAAATTATATAAATTTGACATCACAAACTCACCATAATCAGACCTTGAGTTTTTTGTCCAAACGACATCTATCTCTTTTTTATTACCAATGGATTTTTTTATTTCTTGTATCTTATTTTCTCGATACATAAAAACATCATCGACATATAATTTACAATTTGTTTCTTCAGCTATTTCATATAATTCTAAAGAGGATTCGTAATCTAAAGTTAATGACTTTTCACAAAATACATTAACTCCAGCTAAAAGACAATCTTTAACTATTTCATAATGAGTTTGGTTTGGTGTGGAAATAATTACCCAATCAACACAACTTAATTTGTCCTTGTAAGGTAGTTTGCTATCACATATAAATTTTATATCAACTTTTAAATTTTCTAATTTAGAATATAAAATTTTACCCCAATATCCAAATCCAATTAACCCCACTCTCACTTATCAATTATCTCTACTTTTGGTATATGGGTAATAAATTTACCACCATTTTTTAAATAATCAGATTCTTTATTAATAACTTCTGTTCTGTAATTCCATGCACCAAGATAAAAATAATCAATGTCTTTAACTTTGTTTGGATTATAAGGTAAGATTTGAACATTTGTATTTGGAATATAACTATAATGTTTTAATGGTGTTGTATCCAATACATAATCAATATGATTATTATTTAGTCCACACATATTCATTACATTTGTGAATTTAGCAGTAGAACCATAACCAACGATTGACTTACCATCTTTTTTCAAAGTCTCTAATGTTTCCTTAATGTCAATCATATTGTTTTGCATTATATCTATTCTAGATTTAATAATATCAAATGAATTAGCACCATATTCCACCTCCTCATTATAATACTGAACAAGTTTTTCTGTATCAGTTTCAGGTTGATAAGAGGATTTACAAATAAAAAATCTATAAGTTCCACCATGTACTTTATACTTTTCTATGTCATAGATTTTTAGACGATGTTTCTCCAATATATTCTGTAAAGCTACATAAGTAAAATAAGAATGATGTTCGTGATAGAATTGGTCGAATGCATTATATTTTAAGACTTCTAAAAATGATGGGGTTTCTATTATGAAAGTTCCTTCACTTGATAAACATCTATCTACATTTGATAAACAATCATCTAAATCTTGAACATGAGAAAAAGTATTAGCTGAATATATTAAATCCATAGCTCCATGTTCAGTTAAAATTTTATCACATACTTCATCATTCCAAAACTCATCGTAAGTTTTGATACCCATATCATTAGTCAACTTAGCAAAATTAGAACAAGGTTCAACTGCTATAGATGAGTCACTTGGAAAGTGTTTTATAAAAATACCACTATTTGAACCAACCTCTAATACTTTTTTTGGATTTAATCTTTTTTGTAATGATATAGCAGCCTGTTCAAAATGAACCTGCATTGTTATAGACCTTGAAGAATCATAAACATATTCGTGATTGAATAAATCTTTAGAATCCACATTATTATTTAAATGAACCAATTTAGTTTCAGTATCCATTACAACTTCTAAGTCGTATAAATTCGCTTTATCTTTTTTGTTTTTTAATAAATCATTTGATAATGATATTTCTTTGAATGTAATTAAGTTCTTTACATTGTCTGACATACGATACCCTCCCAATCTTTTAATGTTACATTTAGCGTTTTTGGAAACTCTGTTCCAGCTGGATTTCCTAAAAATGTTTTTACTTCAAAAACACCTTGACTTATATACTCATCTATAGCTTTTTTAACTTCAGGAAATAAACCATAATCATCAAATACAAATAATGGTTTGTCAAAATTTTTAATTGAATTATCTATATCACTTTTTACATGTTCATAGTCGTGAACACAATCAATAAAAACCACATCCACATTTTCAAAATTCCATCTCTCACCATAAACATCCATAACTTTGTATTCAATGTTGTCTCTGTCGTGATTTAATTTATCAGACTTTACATGTCTTTCTGCTAAATTATCCAATGCTATAACTTTACCAAATAAAAAACTTAATATTCTTGTCGAGTGTCCTAAAGATGAACCAACTTCTAAAACTTTCATCTTTTTAAATTTATCATTTTGAAAGTAATCAATTAAGTCTGATTTCCATTTTAAGGATGTGGTTGTTTTTGATGTATATTTATCTGGTAAGTTTTTCATTATATCAACTTTATAATCATTTCCATCAATTAAATATTTATAATTTTCTCTATTTAAATAAATTTCATCCTCAACTACATTTTGGTTTAATGGAAAAACTCTTTGAACTTGATAAACTTTAGAGTGTCCTGACACACAATCTAAAACTCCACAATGATTACCTATATTTAATTTAGCCTTGCTTCTAATATATAGTTGAGTTCTAACATCCATATTTCTTAAATCTAAACAACCATCAAATTTAAAAGGAAATTCTTCCTTTGGTTTATAAGTAAAATAAAAATAAGGTAATTTATTTTTCTCTAAAAAATAAGTTAATATTTTTTCATTTCCTTCCTCATCATATCTTCCGTTCTGACTTTCATACCTATTAGATATTAGTAATGAACCAAACTCATTATCCCCAACAGTTTCTTTTATAATTTTGTCTCCAATTTGTTTTTCATTTTTAGAAAAATATAATTCAGGTGTGTAATTTTTATACTCATTTTTTTCAAATTGCCAAAATTTTAACATTTGTTTTATAAGTGGTATGTCTTTTTTATCTTTATCATAGACTCTGTAATGGTCGTGAAATATTTCATCTGATATATAATCCTTGAAACCATCAACATATGGATTATTTTTAAATATGTATTCTACATTTAAAAAGGGGTTGTCAAAAGAACCCCAATTTTGTTTTTGATTTCCAAATAGTTTTTCTAATAATTTTACTGATGGAAGATAAACTTTGCAATTAGGATATTTTTCTTTCAATAATCTTGGCATTGCTGATATAATACCCCAATCACCCAAACCATGCGCAGCTCTCATAATTGTAAATTCTTGTTTTTCTAAATATTCGTCTGGTATTCTTAAACCTTGAGATTCCTCAAAACCTAATTTTTCAACATCACCAGCAGCGTATAATTCATTGTCTACTATTCTGTAAAAAACCACTTATATCCCCTCATAAAATAAATTCTGTTTTACTTGTCTATCTATTGTTTTAGGATGATAGAATGAAAATTGTTCCTCTGCTGGTAGATATGTATGTTCTTTATATCCTGTTAAGACTTCATGAACTTTATTCTTCCACAATATGTTTGGACGATTTCTCCAAATCCTACCTTGATAATCAGGAAAGTTTACCCAACCTTTTTCATCCACTACCCATCTCCACTTGTTGACATGCTCTTGTGTGATACCATCAACTGTGTTTACTCTTGGCACCCAATATAAATCTACTGTTGGGTTTGCTTCTAATATAGGTTTGAGATTCTTCATTAATGATTTATGTGGAATCTCATCAGCATCTATATTAACAATATAGTCATTTTTGCACATACGAGTCAAGTAGTTTTTTTGTCCAGCGTAATCTTTTAACAAATGTCTTTGTTCAAAAGTTATTTCATGCATGGATGTCATTATATCTAATATTTCAATTGTCTTTGGATTGTCTGAATAATCATCGAGAATTACTATTTCGTCCTCTTCATCTTTGTGTTTAACTAAAAACTCAAGTAATTTTTGTAGTGATTCATCTTCATTATGAGTCAATATACTATAACTTATTTTCATTTATTTACCTTATGGTTTTTTTGGTTGTTGTGGCGGTTCAGGTTGTGCTGGTTCGTTACCTTCAATAGATTGTATTGCTTTTTTCTCTTCAGCCATTTGTCTATAAGTTTTAAACTCAACTAATTTTAATGCTTTTACTCCTCCTATAGAGTAGGTACGAAAGGCTTTTTGATACATTCTCCAATTTTTTAATTTTATAAAGTTTTTTTCTAAAACTAATCTCTCAATTACATTCATTGGTAAGTAGTGTAAGTTTATACCTGAAAATGAGCCACCTTTAAGTAAACTACCTCTACCTTTTGTAAAACCTTTTTTAGTTCGACCAAGTTGTGCACCAGCCACTTCACCCTTTTCTGCTAAGACAAAGACTAAAGGTTGTTTGTCAGTTGTTTTTTTGTTTTCAGCTTTATATCTAAACTCAATAATGGCGCCAGGTGTGACACTCGCAGCAGTCACTATTTTTTTTGAGATAATATTTGCTGTATGTCCAATTAACATTTGCTTTTCATTAGGTTATTTATATATGATAAACCATGTACAAATTCATCATAAATTGTCGGATTATCTGTATCTATTTTTTTCTCATAAAAACCACCTTGCCCATTAGGAAAGTTTTCTTTTTCTTCTTCAGATATTTCAACCATTGGTGCAAAACTCCATTTCATTTCATCATCTTTATCTACTGGATATAACATACCAACTGGTAAAGTTATGATACTTGGAATCCAAATTCTACCATTTTCTTCTTTAGACCATTTTTTCATATCATCACCAAGTTTTTGAAACTCTTCATTGGTTTCTTTTGTTCCAATATATTTAGTTGAAGTAACATAACCACAATTAATACACTGCATTATTTGAGCGTTTTCTGTTCCAGCAACATGCAAAGAGTGTTCCTCACATAAAAAACAATTACTTATCAAGTCTTTCATACAGTAGCCTCACTCGTTACTTTTTTTAATTTAGGTAATTGAATTTTTTGTGGTTTAGATTCATTAACTTTTTTTAATTTTGGAAGTTTAAGTCCAACTTGAGTTGATATTTTATTTAAATATGGTGTCACAATTTTATCAAGTTCTTCTGACATCTTATTCAATGTAAACTTTTTTCTATTTACTTTCATAAGATTAATCGCACTCTCCTTTACTTTATCATAATTTGTAAAACAAAAATTTAATGCATTGTAAGCATTTTGTTCATTTACATAAAACCATTTTGAATCTTCTATAATAATATCTTTCCATACTTGAGACTTTGGAACTTTTCTTAATTCACCACTTAACAACATCGAGTGTTCCTCTGATAAGAAATCCATTTGTCCACTCCAAGCACTAGCGATTACAGGTAGTCCAACCATAGTAGCCTCTAACAGTGGTCTTCCAAATCCCTCTCCGTGTGTGAATGTCACAAGAGCCTTAATTTTTGGATGATTGTATAACTTGTTCATTTCTTCTGTGGATAATGAACCATGTAATAAATAAACATTTGGTAATTTCCAATCTGATGGGAATTTTGATTTAACTTGGTTAATCTTTCTTAAACATTCCTCTCTATCCAATATTGAAAATGTAGCTCCAGCAGTTTTTAATATCAACGCTGGTTGTTTTTTCTTATTAGCGAATGATTCATAAAAGACTTTAATTGTTTTTGCAATATCTTTTCTATCTTCACCAAATTTACCTTTACCCCACAATCCAACATGTAAGAAACAAAAGTCTTCTTTAATATCATCAACTAAATCCAATGATGAATTATCAATTGGTTTAAATATATCCTCATCAACACCCTCAAACAATGTTTCAATTGGTTTTTCTAATTTTAATTCACCAACTTTTTGTTTTTGTCCATCAGGTAATTGTTGTAATTTTTCATATAATGCTTTAACGAATCCTTTTTTAGAATGTTCTGATGGGACAATAGTTAAATCCATTTTATTACAACCCTCAATCCAAACATTAGAAACAGCGTTGGTTTCTATTCCAGCTGTTATTCCTATGTTTATTTTACCGTGAGTTTGAAACTCATTTGGTATTCTTATATCCACATATACATCAGGTTGTTTTTCTACCTTTGGCTCTTTTAAAAGACAATCAATAATATTTTTGTCTAAATCAACATCCAAAGCATCTCTTGGTGTCTCACCCCACGGTACATCCAGTATTTTTAAATCGTACTTATCATGTTTTATGAAAGCTCTAACTAAATCTCTAGCGTGGTCACCATATCCACTTCTTGATGAAACAGGTGCACATATTAACATTAATTTTTTCATTACACAACCTCCAATGTATATTTTTCTCTTGGTTTCCATTTTTCAAAACAAATATCAATATTCTCAATAAATGAATCTGATAAATGTTGAGATGACATCCTACCCTCATTTAAAACAAACTGTCTTCCAATCTCACCACATCTTTCTCTTTCTTCAGGACCAGCTTTATACCATTCCAAAAGTGCTTCACCAGCGTCTTCATAACTACATCTATCATCAAAAATATATGGTGTTAGTGGTGAACCCTGTAAACTTCTGTTTGTTGGATATACAGGTTTAACCCATTCACCATGATTTGTATAAGTTCCTCTATGATTAGATTGTAGTTCAACATAGTCCTCAGCAGTTAAGTATTCACCTTTTTCATTTTTGAATCCACATTGGTCTTGTAATCCACCTGTCACATTAACTATAATCACCCCACCAGTGTGTAACATTTCACAACTACCCAATCCGAATCCCTCATTAGAAGCCATGTTAATATAAACATCACAAGAGTTATATAAATAATTTATTTCAACATCATCAAAAGCGCCTGTTTTATGATTGTCCCAAGTAAATATTACTGGATAATCAGGTAAAAGAGTTTTACAAACAGCTCTCATATCAGTTCCGTTTTCGTCACTTGGTGCTGCATGCCAAACAAAAACACAATCTTTTCTTTGTTCAGGTGTAAGTTTATCCATCATGTGTTTGTAAGCAAGTGCAACATCACCTGGTGATTTTCTTCTGATGTTTCTATTTAAATAAAGTATTTTATATTTATATTTATCTAATCCATGTATTTGTTCAAATTCTTTGAACTTTGTATCACCTTTTTCTTCTATTTTATACACTCTTTGATTTGTTATACCATGTGGGACATAAGCTGTTTGCCAATCTTCATAATCATGTTTAGAAAGTATTCTTTTATTAATACCATATGTTTGTTTTGATATTGACATTAATAAGTCTGAACTTCTATAGAAGTCTCTATTATACATTGGGTCGGGTATATCATCCCAAATATTATAATACATAATAGGAATATTTTGCCTTATCTCGTGTTCCATATTATATAACCAAATCCAAAATCTTGGGTCAGTAAAATGTAATATAGCATCAGGTTTTTCTAAATCCATAATTTGTCTTAATACATTTGGATTTCCATATCCTGTCATAGGATATATGGATAAAGAAGCATCCTTAACGCCGGTTATTTGTTTTACATTCTCCGACATATCAATTACTTTACCTTGTTCAGGATGTTTTACAGCTCCAGCTATTTGAACCCAATCATATTTGTGTATTGTTCCTAACACAAATTCTTTTGATTGTGTTGCTATTCCACTATGCATTCTCAAGTCGTCTGACAAGAGTAGAATCTTTTTCTTTGACATAACCTATTTTCTCCTATTTAAAAGTTGCTACCACTTACGATTAAATTATCATAAGTTTCAATTTCTTCTCTAAACTTTTCATCTGTTAAAAATTTATCTACTGAACGATTTGTTAATTTTTGTAAAGTCATTTTTGTATTGACTGTGTTCAGTTTAAATCGCTCATATAATGATTCTAATATTTTAACCGATGTTAATTTTGTATTTTTCATAATTATTCTCCATCGTATTTACATATATAAATATATACAAATATAAAAAAACTATGAAATTATTATTCTTTTTTTACCTAATTTTTTAGCATACTCTAAGGCGTTCATAGTACCTTTAGCTTCAATACCATTAGGTATGAATGCTACAATGAAATCACTTGTACCAGCTAGTATTTTATTTCTTGCAAAAAAGTTTCTCATACTAAATGGTTTATCATATCTTGATTCAGGTAAAGAACAATACAAGTTATGAACCTCATGAAATGGTGGATACTCCTCATATTGTAATCCCAACTCTAATGCGTATTTTTTAGCATATTTATCAGCACCTTGTTTACAACCCCCACTAACAATTATGGTTTTATCACCATATTGTTGTTTTAATTTAAACACAAAATCTTTAATTTTCTTTTTATTCTCATATCTTCTACTCCCTATTATCGCGACTTTCATTATACTCCTACACTACAATATTCTGTATTTTTAAATTCACACCATCGACAAGCTTTCTTACTCGGTGTTGGTATGATGTTTTCTGATATTCTATTACCCAAATCATCGAATGCTAAATCCAAGAATGTATTTAATCTTTTAGCCACCTTGTTCATACTTACAGTCCCACTCGCTGGTGAGAACTTCTGAACTCTCTTTTGTGGGAACATAGCGTTTTCCCATAGTTTTCTTTTTACTATGAAGTATTCTACTTCTATTTTATCTATTGGATGATTGTATTGTTTAGCATAGAATTGTTTATACAATAATAATTGTTGAGTTTTATTCTCATCTTTTTTCATCCATTTGTTCCAACCTTGTGTAGATGTTTTTATATCATAAATTTTTATCGTATTGTGAAACTCATCCAAGATAACTAAATCCAAGTAACCAATAATTTTAACATTTTTCTTTAAATCCACTTCAATTGGAACTTCACAACCGATTAACTTGTATCCCCTTTTACTAAAATAATCAGCTCTCCTTTTCTTAACAAAGTCTAATATATCACAACCATCTTGAAAGAACTCTCTTAACTCTTCAAGAGTACAAGGATTTTTACCATACTCCTCTTTACCTTGTTTAAACAACTCCATCATTTTGTCGTGTAGTCTTTGTTCAAGATTTAATTTATTTGCATTCTTCACACTATCGTGATACATAACTTCTAACCAAGTTTGTATAACTTCATGCATAGCTGTTCCGAATAATAAATGTATACTCGGTTCTGATTCTGTTACTTTATCAATATAATTTAGTTTCCACCTTTGTGGACATTCACTAAACATTGATAACTGACTATATGATATTCTACCCATATTATAATATACAACTTTTTTTGCTAATAAACAAGTTTTATTTTTCCTCTAATTCTATATGATTCCATTTTTGTCTTGAATCTTGTTTGAATGCTCCAATGTATTGGAAATTATTCTTACCCCATTCTTCTGGTGAGATTAATGTCATAAAATTAGTTCCATCCTCTCTCTGAAATAAATAATATGTTTTCCCCATAACAGGTTTGAATGACATCTCACTTTCAAATATAATTTTGTTCCAATTGAAATCTTTGATTAATTTATCATAAGCTTCTTTTAACTCTTTGAATCTTTCTGTAAAATGATTCTTAACTTGTGTGGCTTGTTCAGGTTTCCAATTATCTAATTCATAGACTTTACCCTCCACGTCATCTATTTTGATAATTTTATCACTCATAGAATCTCTCCTTTGATTCTACTTCAATTGTTTGTATCTCTGGATAGAATTGGTATGCATCTTTTGGATATGGTTTAGGTTTATGTATTAATGTATTCATAATCTTTTTCTTATCTTTCTTTCCACATAACAAATACAAGTATCTGTGTTTTTCAGGTTCTTCCTTTCTCCAAAATGTATGTCCGATTTTCTTTTTTAGTTTCTCTAAATTATGAGAACCAAACTTCGTTGTAACATTTCGTGAGTGCATCCACTTACCATCTTCTGTAAGTCTTATAGCGTAGTTAGGCATTAACCTAATATTGTTTCCTTGATATATCCAATTCGTAGCTTGATAAATAATACCCAAGTGTCCTTGTTCCGGGTCTGAATAACTTACCAATACTTTTATCTCACTAGCGTTTTCCTTTAACCAATTGAATGTTTTAGATAAAACCACACTCTCTGTATTCTTACCATAATCATCAAAGATAAATAACCTTGTTAACTCCAACACCTCTTCTTCCTTTAATTCAGGTGATATAGATTTAGGAGCACTTCGTCCAACAGGATAACCATAGATAGCCACACCAGCCAACTTCTCATCTTTTTCGTCAAAGAATGAATGTTCGTTATCTGTTTCATAAAAGATACCAAGTGCATATCTACAAGAAGTCCATTTATGACTGTAATGATTTTTCACAATCATATCCTTAGCTATCTTCTTTGATATTTCTCTTATGGTTATTTTATTTGGATTGATTGACATCGAAGTTTTCTCTTAATATTTTAAGATTTTCTTCAGCATGTGATAGACTATCTGTCCATTTCTTTACTTCAGTTAATAAATCCGTGTGTTCCCCTATTACTGTAGCATCATTGAATAATAAATCCAAGTGAGCCAATGCTTCTGTTCTTTGTGCGTGATAGAAATCTATCGCAGCCTGTAATAATTTATTCATTTTACTTTCCCCATTTTCTATTTTTAACTATTGTAGCCATAATACCATAATTAGACATATCTAAAAATGCGTCTTCCAATGGTTCATCTACAGCTGACTCTCTATTTCCCATTAACAGATTTTTTATTCTCTGCACTTTATCATTTACTCTAAACCACAATCCAGTCAATGATAACTTAATCTCATCTTCTGTAATTAATTGTGTTCCAACTGAAATATTACTTGGGCCATAATCGTGTTGTTTTCTACAAAACAATTCATATTGTTCTGCCTGTAACCTCTTGAACTCATTAGTCATTTCAGGCCATTCTTTTTCCATTTGTTCTACAATTGGATGTTTGGTAACCGTCAAATCTCTTTCCGTCATTGTTAAGTCATTTTCTTTTATTTTCACTTTAATAACCTCTTTATTGTTTTTTCATTCATTCCATACTTTTCTAATATTTCCATTAACTCATCTTTTGCAATTAAATCCAAATAATCTTTTACTTGTGATTTACTACATTCAAAATGCATAACCATAATATCAATCAATTCAGTATTGTATTTCTTGTCTTTTTTACCTTTGATATACTTGTTGAATCTTTTACCTTTAGGAAGCATATCACAATACCATTTATAAACCTCTCGTGGTTCTAATGTTCCAATGGAATACTTTTGAAAGTAATTCACAATCTCAAGGAAATCTTTATCCATTGATAACCAACGATTGATTATAAATGGGCTGAATTTCTTTTGTTCATCTTCTGTAAATTCATTCCAATGTGTTTTCTTTACAAGTATTTGATTTATCCAATCGAATATTGTCATTTACCAAACCCCCATGAACCATCTTTTGAACCTGGTTTAGCATTAGGTTTAAATATTTTTTTCATTCTTTCATATTTACCTTGAGCATCTGGATTATAACAACAATCAGGACACAATGGTTCTGTAAAGTCATTCATAGTTCTCATTTCTTCTTTTTCTAAATTACAGGTTCTACATTTAAAAGTATACATTGGCACTATCGTATTCCCGCCACATCTGCAAACTCTTTATTCACATGTCCACATTTTTCACAAGCGAATACCGCCATTGGAATTATGGTTTCTTGTCCATTTGGTGCAACTAATGCTGACATCTTTCTCATCAGTAATGTTTGTTTGAATGTTTGTCCGCCACAAGCTTCACACTTGATTTCGGTGGTTTTACTAAAGTCAATTTGTTCTTCCATTTGACCATTTTTTCCTGGTATCATCATTGTTACTCTCCCCCACGCATCTCTGTTATTGTGACATCCTTTTGTTTCCATTTAATTTTGGATAAGATGTCTTCATCATTATATGGTGGGTGATGTAATGTAATATACAACACACCCAATTCCATATCATTATGTTCTACTTTGAATCGTTTACTCATTTTAATATCCTTGTTAATCTAATTATTAGTGACATAAAGTTAATCTCTTTATCTACAACGTGTACATCTTGATACTGAGCTTCTGCAATATTCATAATACATTCAGCTTGTTTACCTTTACCATAATTATCAATCTCATCATATAATAATCTAAACAATTCTGAATAATCAGAAATAGAATTATCAGCGATTAATTGTCTGATGTCATTTAGTTTTGAACCATTGGATAACATTTCTAATAATTGTAGTTTGTAATTATTTTGAATTACAGAAGTGGTATCAATCTTCAACTTACCATCAACGATTTGTCTTTGAGCTGAATTAATAACTCTACGAATATCAGGATAACCAGCGTTTACAATGAGAGCCACATCATCAAGTTTATACAAACAATTTTCTTTATCAAGAATCTCAACTATTTGTTGTGCAACCTCTTTCTTCGAAGGTGGAACAACTTTATATGATTGACATCTTGATTGGATTGGGTCGATTATTCTTTCTACATAATTACAAGTTAGAATGAATCGACAATGTTTTGAAAAGGTTTCCATTAGGTTTCTCAATGCAGCTTGTGCATTTGGTGTAAGATAATCACACTCGTCAAGAATGATTACTTTCAAGGATTTGAAACCTACGGATGAAGCAAATGTTTTG